CAATTTGAATAATTTATTTAATATGAAGGACGTAAAAACGGCGCGATTAGAAGCATTGAAGAAGGAGTTATTGAAAACGGTAAATAAAAAAATAACGATTGATAAGCTGATGGGGCTTTGTTCAAAATTGTATGAAAAAGGATATAGTGGTTTAGATATAATTCAGTTGTTGGAGAATCACAAGTTTTTAGAAACGTCGCTTTCCGTGGAAAAACGATATGAATTGCTAATTGCTTTTAACCGTGTGCGAAAGGAATTTAGAAATGAGAAACTGTTGATATTGTTTATTTTAAACTTTGTTTTTTTAAGCTCAGAATTGTCTTTAGAAAATATCAGTTTTATGTAAAAATATTGTTATATATATAATGGGAGACGTTGAACTAACAGATTTTTTAAGCCCAGAAGAGAAACACGCTTCTACATCACGGTTGTTTGAAGAATATTTCTTTAAAAAAGTCAATGGAGAACGAACTCCTATAAATCAAGACCTTAGGAGAAAGTTTTATACCAATTTAAAAACCGATGATGAGTTTAATAGGTTTATTAGAAATACTTTTGTTGGCGAAAGGGATAATACTCGATTATTTGATGTGGGAGGGGACTGGTTGGCAAATGTTTTTTCTATGTATTTTTTACCACCGCTCGGATCATCTGATCCATATATGCCATCCTATCGTGCGGATGAAAGATTTTATGGTACTAATTTTAATGATGGTATAATAAAGTTTATTATAAGTAATTTTAAAGTAACGAATGAAGAAAGAAAAGACATGTTATGGGATATATTAGATAGAGTTTTGAAAGAAACTATACGTGGAAGCAGAGGTGGTAAAACACGAAGAACAACTTCAAATAAAAGAAGAAAACCAAAAAGGTCTAAAAAATCAAGAAAATCCGGAAAAACTAAAAGAAGAAGACATTAATATCTTTAGAAAATATCAATTTTTATTTTATAAATGTAAATTTTATAAAGATATAATATAAATGTCAGAGGGATATTCACCATTACAACAAACACAAACATCTATCAATCAACATGAAAAAAGAGCATACGGTTCCCCAATAAATACAAATGATTATAGTTATTTTCCAATTACTAACTGGAAGTCACCTCTTAAATATTGTAGAAACACAAACGTGGAATCAGAAGATTATTTGTTTGTTTCTTTAAATGGTGAATTGGAAAATGCGACACTTTTTGGACAAGCAAAAAACTATGAATACCAAAAAAGTGGACCTGATTATGAGGTTATAGTTTGGAAAAAGGCTGAAGATGGAACAGACAACATAACAAATGTTCCAATAACACAAGTAAACGAGACTTATTCACACCTACCAACATTTAAAGATGTCGGATACCCCTCAGACCCACTTAAATTTTTTGTAGAAAGACCAAAGAATGAAGCCAAAACTGCTACTTGTTTTCAAAGTGTTAGAAAATTTTTTAGTGGTAGTGGAACCAAAAGACGTCGTAAAATTAAAAGAAAATCTTCAAATAAAAAGAGGAAAGAAAGAAAAACTAAAAGAAGAAGACATTAATTATTTATTTTATTTTATAATTAGTTTAAAAAAATAAAATATAAAACAACTATTTAGTAATTATGGATGATTTTAACGTAAGTTCGCTTCATGAATCGAAGAATGAATGGGGTGCCCGTCTTATTACCATTTTGACGCCGCTAATTATCGATGGCTACAAGTCTATTTTAGACGAAGCCATAAAATTGTGTAAGGACAATGGTGAAATGGACAAGTATTTAATGACATTTCAAAATTTTATTTCGAGAATTCCCAAATGGAATCAAACAATTATTGAAACAGAGCGCAAAAGAATTTGCGAAAAATCAGGATGTTCTTATTTAGAAGATTTGGTGACTTGTGTTCATATTATTCAATTGAAAATTCTCACTGCTATGCGTGTAGGACAAAAACAGAAGAAGGTCGATATTAAGGTGCCAAAGTTGGATGATTTTGTTCACAAGACATACATAAATGTCGCACGCAAAGTGTATAAAAATGTTTATTTATTTGAAATCAATATTCCACCTTTAAACATTCAAAAGAATCATAGAGAGTTAGAAATCATTGTACAAGAATGTATTTTAAACACACTAAGAGAGAGTATTCCTGTTGAAGCAATTTTAAAGGCGTATATGGATGAGACAATTGAAGAAGATGTTGTCGAAGAAATTAAAGAGCAGATTATTGAGCAACCTCAAAAGCAAGAGCAACCGCAGAAACAAGTAGAAACACCTACTACTACTAATAAGGTTGGATTTAATGATATTGATTATGTTTCTACCAGTGACGGGAAAGTTCAAAGCGTTGTAGTGCCAAAAACATATGAAAATTTGGATTATATTAGCAATATGAGAGCCGAACAAAGAAAACAAGATGAAGCAAATGATTCCGATGATGATAATATTAGAATAAATATATCGGATGAATTAGTTAGCCCAGAGTCTTTAGGTCTTTTATCCATCGAAGAACCCAAAATGGATTTATTGCCCGATTTATTGCTTGATGAAATTGAGGTTTTAGAATAAAATTATAAAAATATAAAAAATATATTTTATAATTTGCGTAAAAAGAAAAATAATATATACAATAAGTATTTTAAATGGATAATATATTTATTATAGCAGCAATCATATCTGTTATTTTTGTTATAGCAAAATTTATTGAAATGCGCTTTATCGAAAAGGAGGCGAAGCCGTTAAAATTTTTAATCCGTGACGCACTTTTAGTATATGTTAGTGTTATAATGGGTCATTTTATTTTAGGTCAATTGAAGCCAATTATCCAAGAAGGTGGGGCCATAAGTGCTCCTCAAGTTTTCACAGGCAATCCTGAGTTTTAGATTTTAAATTTAATTTTTTCTATTTTATAAAAAATTAAATTAAATATTTCTTCGCCTTTTACTATTTTTCCTATTTCGTTTAGTATTCTTCCTATTTCGTTTAGTATTCTTCCTATTTCGTTTAGTATTTTTCCTTTGTCGTTTTTTTCCACCAATCATTTCAGCAGCTTGTTTTTTCATTTGAATTATATCAAAAATTTGTTTTTTTTCTGCTTCTGTTAAAACATATCTCGGAAATATAATGTCGTCTGGAGTGTCAATCAATTCATACTCATCTTTATCTATTAAATTTGCTAATTGATTTATATCTTTGTTTGTTTGGTTTGGTTGGGGTGTTTGGTTTGGTTGGTTTTCTTTTGATTCATCTTGATACATATATTGTTGAATTTGTTTTTTACTGGAAGTAGCAGTAGCAGTAGCATTTGCAGTAGCAGTACTACTTGTATCAATTGAATACCACGTTTCAAAATTCTGTTTTCCATTTCTAATACCTAAAGGTGTAAATCCTTCTTCTGTTAAATATTCATTTTTATAAAATTTACCACCACCTAAAAATATAATTTCTTCTTCTTCTGCTTTAGTACCAATCAATTTTCCAATGTATCTGTTTACATCAATACAAGGTGTGTTTATTAAATGGATAGTAAATACGCAACAATCTCCTCCAGCAAACTCCTTTGCGGCAACAGCTATATTTTTAGATGTTGAATACCATATACTTGGTCTAATTATTTGAGATTTTGTATGACCTCTATATACTGTAGTTGTTAATGGGTCTTGAACGCTACAAAAACTACGAATTTTATTTTTTGAAGTCTCATCTAAATGTTGTTCAGAAACATAATCAACAAGAGCTTTCAAACTTTGGTTATCAATATTTTCGTTCATATAAATATATTATAATATAATATAATATAATATATAATATAATCATCACCATAAATAATTTGTTATCGACCGGTCCAAACCTTGACAATGGGTCGTGGTAATTTATTGTTCTTAATATCATTTTCATAATTTTCGTATGTATACTTACTAAAATTTTGATACATAAAAATATTTCCCAGTAGTGCCTTTTTTTTAGTAATAAATGGGTACTCGCTAAAAAAAATAACTCCAAATACACGTTCAAGACAACATCTGTCTTTTCTGGAAATAACAACACTTGTTAATTTTGTTAATTTATATTTTCTCTCTAAGTTCAATAAAAAATCGTGATTTATAAATGATTGTGAGCCAAAACATCCAAACCATTTGAATTTATCAAAGCCAAGTATTCTGTTATTCAATGTCAATTTGTTTTTGAGTTCGGTAGAATTGTTTAAAACATCGATAATTTCTGCTGAATTGCTTATGCGTTCATTATCGGAATTAAAATACCATAATGGTAGCACATTAAGACCAATTAGTTTTTCAAAATTGACGCGAATGTGAAAAAACACGCTGTCGTGGATTATGACCGCATTATCAAAATATTTGTTTTTTATAAAATAATAATAAGGAAGCAATTCGCCGCGACCTGGGAATTCGGATTGAACAATTTCTATATTCTCATAATTGTAGAAAGGAACAACAAGGTCTTTATTGCTGTTATCATCAATGATAACAATTTTTTTATAAGGGTAAAATCGCCTTAAACATTGAACACAATTATTCCAATATTTATTTGTTAATTCTGAATTAACGTGTCTTGTAATAATAAAACCAAAATCATTCATTAATAGTATAAATTATAATATTAATGAAAAAGTTACTAATTATGAAATAAAAATCTAAACTCAAAATCTAAACCAAAACTGGCATTTTGTCAATATCTATAACATCATTTGGCACAGTTCCTTTAAAATTTGCATACGCCTTAAATTCACGTCGTTCCAATTGAGCCTGAGGAGTGTGATTATGAACACATCGAGCAATCATTTTATACAATTTGAAATCAGGATATCGGTCTTGTCCATTATTTTTATATAACATATTAATACCCTTATCGTCGTGACACCATTCTACTATAAGACGCTGAACAGGGTCACACTTGCTAAGGTCTCTAACCTCAGACATATCGTCTACAACGTAATCGAAAATAGAGCAAGCAAGTCGACACAAATCAAAGCTAAAATTGGGTTCCAATCGTGGTTTCTTGTCGTTAAAATATGGCTCTGTATTATATTGGGTGGCGGCATCATTGCCAATTTGGAAACTGTCACTGCAAAATAGTTTGCCATTGAATTTGTAAATGCTTCTGCCGAAATCGATGATTTTATATATTCTGCCAAAAGTCGGCACCTTATAGTACTGTTTTTTGTAACAATAATAAATAAATTTTTTATCAGTGTGGTTGTACATTACATTATTTGAATGTAAGTCATTGTGAGTAAAAGAAAAAGTCTTTTGATAAGTTATTAAAATCATTATTATTTGCATAAAAGCGGAAAACCACTCTTCTTCCTTTAAATCATTTGATAATATTAAATCGTCAAATGTATTTTCACAATACTCCATACAAATAACTTGTACTGGGAATTGTGGTATAGTTGCGTTTATCACTTCTTCTTCGAAACTGTCATCATCTGATTCACTTGCTGCATTTGATTCGCTTGCGTCTTCCCATTGTGTATCGTCTTCTTCTAACTCATTTACTTCATCTAACTCATTTGCTTCGTCATTTTGCTCTTCGCTTTGCATATTTTTTCCTAAAAGTGGATCTAAAACTGGGTCTTCTGTTTCGCCATCAACTGTATAAGATGTTCTTGAAGAACAAGTTGAGTTTGATTTTAGCGTAACTTTATTGTCATTTTCATTTGTTAAACTTGAATTCGTTATATCAATTAGCTCAGAATAATTACCTTTTAGGTCTTCTAAATTAACTATTGTGTTATCATCACTAAACATATCTTCGAATACTTCATTATCAAACGATTTAATAGAGATATTTGACTTTACAGATAAATTATGTTCTATTTTTAGTGGTTTTAATTTGGTGTCTTCATTTTTAAACTGAAATAAATGTTCATAATCATCAACTTTAAATAACACATTCTTATTTTTATTAAAAAACTCAGAATTATTCAAGTAATCTATATCGTCACAAACATTCAATGCGAAATTATTTTTAATAGCTAAAAAAGAGCCATAATAATCTACTCCATGTTGAAAATTATTTTCATAAATAAGATTACTTGAGAGAAATAAAAATAGACCATCAACATATGCCGAATTATTCAAATCCAATAATTTACTGTTACAATGTCTTTCGTCTGAATTAATACTTGGCAAATTTAAAATTTTATCATCATTATGGTATTTTCCGATTAGATATTTAAATGGGTCTAAGAGGGGAGCCATCTTAAAAAATATATCCTTGTCCTTTGTTTTATTTGCGTTATTTATATTTTTAATACGGCAATTATATAATTTATTGCAACCACAGTCTTCGCTATCGTCGTCATTATTGTCATCATCATTTATTGACGAAATGTACCATTTATGGTTCAAATTTACATTATTGTAATTGGTGTCATTTAACTCCAAAAATCTTTTATAAATTGGTATATAATTTTGAGTTTTAGAGAGAAATAAAGATGATGGTTTCTCTAAACTTTTAAAAAGTTCTGTGTTTTTCCTTTTCTGATAATTTACGTTTATCATTATTAGGTATTTAATATATAAATTATATGAGTTTTTAACTTATTATTTTTTGAAAGTGTTTTTCGCTTTTATAAATTGATTTCTCTCTTAATACCAAATTATAAACTACATTAAGAGAGAAATTAATTGCGTTTTTTATTGTATTTAAAATTTTATATATTATAATATATGACACTTGAATTAAAAAAATTTGACATGAAAAGTATTAGTTTTAAGCCCAATGAAAACAAAGGACCGGTCGTTGTATTAATAGGAAAGCGTGACACAGGTAAATCTTTCTTGGTCCGAGATCTACTTTTTTATCAACAAGAAATTCCAATTGGTACCGTTATTTCGGGAACTGAAGAAGGTAACGGATTTTACGCAAAAATGGTGCCCAAATTGTTCGTCCATAATGAATACAATACGGCGATTATTGAAAACATTTTGAAACGACAGCGTACAGTGTTGAAACAGATTAAGAAAGAGATGGAAACTTATAAACGCAGCACTATTGACCCACGAGCCTTCGTCATTTTAGATGACTGCTTATATGATGCGACGTGGACACGTGATAAAATGATGCGCTTACTCTTCATGAACGGGAGACATTGGAAGGTGATGCTAGTCATCACAATGCAATATCCGCTCGGCATTCCACCGACACTTCGAACAAATATTGATTATGTTTTTATTCTTAGAGAGAATTATATCGCAAATAGAAAAAGAATATATGAAAACTATGCCGGTATGTTTCCCACATTTGAGAGCTTTTGTCAAGTGATGGACCAATGTACCGAAAATTATGAGTGCTTAGTTATAAATAATAACTCGAAATCCAATAAGCTACACGACCAGGTCTTCTGGTATAAAGCCGATAGTCACGGTGACTTCAGATTAGGGTCAAAAGAGTTCTGGGAATTGTCAAAAGGAATGAAGGATGAAGACGAAGAGGAGCAATATGACCCGAATTCAGTGAAAAAACGCGGCGCAGGACAAAAGATCAGCGTCAAAAAGGCGAATAAATGGTAATCCACTTTTTTAACGAAGTAATAAAAAGTGGAGCAAAACATAAAATATATTTTTTAATACATTATAAAAAGTATATTTGGTTAAATCTTTTTTACTACATTTGGCTCAACTTTTGGCTCAACTTTTGGCTCAACCTTTCTTAAAGGTTGATTTAGTCAACAGTATCCATCGAGTCCTCCTTCTTCTTCGCAAAAGGACCACTAATCAACTGACTCTGACCGTTGTCCGTTTTGCCAGTAACAATGTTCTCTCCTTCAAATAACTCCATCTGAATATCCGCCGAAGAAATGTTGTCCTTCTCCTTCAAACCGAACTCTTGACTGTTGGCATTATTGACACCAATTAGATTACCTTGCTCGTCAATCGACTGCGTCAATGCGTTACCAGATTTCTCCGCATTCTTGATGTTCTCATCGATCGCCTTCTTCTTGCTCTCCTTGACACGCTGATCAAATGCGGTCTTGGCATTGGACTCATTTTTGTTTTTCTCGCTCATCAACTGGTTAAGCTCCTCCTCCATATACTCGACACGACCTGTCTTATATGCTTCAGGCTCCCAGGGCATCCACATACCAACGGGACCGACCATAATATCGTGATTTGGGTCAATTTCC